TGTTGTCCAAAGTTTTGTAGTGATGTTATATCGTGTGAGTTGTTGTTTAGTTGAGTTAGTGGTTGGTTTTGTTGGTGGATAAGAATATCACCTGATTCAATAGCAAATAGAGCATTTTGTCCTATAAAGTTTCCATCTGATGTTTGGAAGATAAGCTTTGAAGCTAAGTCCAACTGGTCTTTAATACTTTTAACTGAGTGGTTCATCATCCATTGTGCCTCAAATAGATTCTTAACTGAACCATCTAGTGAGATAGAACCGTCTGTGCTTGGAAGTAATGATGTAAGCATGTAAGGGTCGTATTCCTCACGCCCTGAGTATAGAGAGTATTCAACATCTTTCTTAGACCTGCCTTTTCCATTAGAAACAAAAGATAGAACGTGCATTTGTTGTACGAATGTTTCTGCATCACGTTCTTTTTTAGTAAGTTTGCTAAGTTGAAATACTCCATGTATTTCATAGAGTTTGTAGTAATCGCTTTTATTATCCTTTTGACGTTTATCAAGTAGTTGACGTGTAGTTTCTGCATCAATAAGAGCTTCTACCTTTTCTTTGTCATATCGGTCAAACATTTGAGCTTCTGTAAGCTCTAGTATTTCAATTTTAGGATTGTCTGCAAAGTTAACTTGGTCAACAATAAGTCGTGACCACGGTGTAACTGCAATATCTAATTCGTCATCCTTTTCAATTATCTTTACTACTGCTGAGTTGAACCCTGCAAGCTCTATTCCCCAAAGGTTTAAGAACTTACCAAACTTTTTCTTCTTCATCCAGTTTTGTAGAAATACATTAAGTAGGAAGACAGCAACAATGTCTTCTGCTTTAGTTGCTGTTAGGTTTATATCTTTACGGTCAATGTCTGTAGCTCTAAACCAAATGTTTCGTGCTGCAAGTACAATGTTAGCAAAAGGCTTATCTCGCCCTAGGCTGTCCTTATCTCCTGTAATGTGCTTTGAGTTTAGGTAAGCATAGATAGTATTTATATCTGTGTACAGGTCATATCGTACATGTTCCGACATCAAAGTACCAACACCTGAAATATAGTCTTGCTCTAGCTTGAGTACAATTTCTGATACTGATTTCTCTATCATGTTTAATTGTAAATTACTGTGTAATCAATTGTTCCACCAATAGTCATATAAATTCCAGCATCAAATACAATAGGTTCTGCAAATTCTAGTTGCTGTGATCCAGCTGCAAATGTGTATGTGTTTGTAACAAGTTTGTTAATTTCTGCTCCGTTTTCCATTACTATTGCTCCCCATGAAGCATCTGCACATGTTTCTGTAGTTGAAATAGAGTTTGCATAAGTTCCAACCCGTAATGCTTCAATAGTTTGTGCTGTGTCTGTGTTAGTTGTTGCTACTACGTTTTGGTGTGCAATTGTTCCTGTTGAATATAATGTACCCGCACCTGCTCCTCCATTGATAGCTACCTTCAAGTTATCAAGCGATACTGCAAGAGTACCAAGTACAACTTCATTAGGTACTGCTGGTGATGATAATGCTGTTACCATTGTATAAGTCTTCATGTCTTGGTAATCAATAGTTATTGTTTCACCATTTGTTAATACATCTGTACCTGTGAATACTCCTGTTGCTTTTACTCCTGTACCTGTAGTTCCTCCTGTTCCATCGTTAAAACGAACAGTACCACTTGAGTGAGAGTTTACTGATATACCGAATACTTTTCCACCTGTTGCTTTAATTTGAGCTGATGTTGTTCCGTTTGCATACAATGCTCCTCTTGTTTCTGACATAATGTTGAATGTTAATTATTTATAGTAGTATTATACCATATCTTACTCTATCTATTACTTGAATTAGCAGAGTTTTTGTAGTTTCTTTCAAATCGTTCCATTTGTTGACTGATTACTTTGGCTCTTTCTTCTGATTGTTCAGGTAGTAGTTTGCTTGAAATAACAAAATACATTCTCATAATCCAAGTATCAGAGTCATCTGGTGAATGTCCAAGTAATTGTTTTACGTCATCTTTACCTGTTGCCATTCGTTTAGCTCCGTCTTTTGTAATGTCTTGATACATAGGTAATTCATCGAGGATAGCTTCTTTAGCTGAACCTGTAACTTTACTTGCTATCTTATGGTTCTTAACAAGCCCTGAGAGCGTAAATAAGCACTGTGAGCGTAAGTTAGCAAAGTCTGTGACAAATGGTGCGTCATTCCTGTAATGAACATTAGGGAGCGTTACAATCGACTGCTCTGTTTTTATAGCACCGTAAGAAGATTTGAATGGAATAATACCATTGAGTAGGCTTGAGGTTGAAACACCTTCACCAATTCCAATAGCATCTACTGCAATATGTGAGTAAGGTATCTGATGTTTAAGTGCGAACTCTCGTATCTTGTTTACTATATGCTCTGTTGTAAGTCCAACAAACCTGTCACGCCATACTTCTTCTAAGTCTTCCCAATAAGAAAAAACTGTAGCATCACCACCATCCTCACTACCACCAACATCAACTATTAAATACTTCTCATTGTTCTTTTCTATTGAGTTAGTAAATACGTCAGTTAAGCTGTTGTAGTTGAATAGTGCGTTTTCTGTATCTAAATATTCCCAGTTACCTAAAAGAAGTCGTTGCTTACTCTTTGTATCAAGTGTTTCTAGGTTTTCCTTGTAAAAGCGTGAGATAAAAGGGTTGTCATCTACAAGTGACTCAATAAATGCTTTCTTATGTGATAGCTCTCCATCTCTAAAAGGTTTATAAAAGTTGTAGTAAACATAACCACGAGAAGGGTTACATGTACCAAGTATTTTTGGAAGTATATCAAACTCATCTAGCTTGTAACGAATACGAGACTTAACAATATTCCATGCTTTTTCTACTATCTGGTTACACTCATCAATAAATGCACCTGAAATCTCAAGAGAACCAAGTTCATCAAAGTCAGGGTCAGATGGATATAGGAATAAATCTTTAAGCATTATCTCACTACCGTTAGAATATGTGATAACTCCTGCTTGTTGGTTGTATGCAAAATCTAAGTCAGCTTTGAGTCCTTGCTCTTTCATTACCTCAAAGAGTGACTTGAGTGTAGTTTCTTTTAGTGTCTTACCTTTAGAGCGACCAATAAGCCAACGAGTACCTGGATACTTGTAGCAGTTCTTTAATACCCAGTAGCAACCGAGAAAAGATTTACCACCTCCAGCACCACCACCATATATTACTTCCCTTGTGTTCTTATCTTCTAAGAAATCAAGAGCTTGTGTCTGTTTTATTGAAAGTTTCATTATCTAAGTATGTTTTTTGTTCGTTCCAAGTAATAGCTTTCCCTCCTGAAGTAATGTCTGTTTCTGTTTTCTTTGAGTAGTCTGCTTTACCAAGAGTTTCTGCTGTGAACTTAGAAGCGTCTAGTGCTAGTCGTTCATCTTCACTAGACATAGTAGCTTCTATTACATAGCCTGCTTTCTTTACTCTGCGTTCATGTACTATGTCATTAACGAACTTTCTGAAATCCTCGTAGTTGTCATAATACCAATTATCCCATGTACTAGCGTTAATCTCAAGTGTTTCTTGAATGTTTACATAGCTCATGCCATCTAGTATTAGTTTTCTTATTTTAGCAGTAAGCTCTTTTGTAAGTAATGTTTTCGGTCCTGGTTTGCTCATATTATAAAATGTCTTTACGTTGTAATTGTCTAACTAAGATGTCTACTTCTTTACCTATAATGCGTTCATTAGCACAATGTATTAAAAATAGGTAATGTATGAAGTAGTCAGTGTGCATTCTTGTATTATACCACGGTTAGGTTTTTAACAAAACTTTGAGTGCTTCTTTGTAGTCAATTATGTTTCCATAAAGAGAGCTTGAAAGGTTTTTTGCTGACTCCATAGCTACCTTTACTCTAGTGTTTCTATCCTTTATGCTTTTAAGTTGTGTTTGGTATGCTTCTATTTCCATTAACAGGCGAAACTTATTGTCGTTTAAGTATTTCTCTACCCAGTTATCTAACCCATACTTATCTTGTTGCTTGTGGTGCGTTTGTTCGTGGACTATAAGATGTTCTGGTAAACTGTTGTTACTATATATCTTATGGTCATAAGCAAAGATAGTGCTTGGTGTAATGTCAAAGTGCTTTGAGTATTCCTTTAAAAGTGGAAACTCTGATTGTGGGTAAAGTATCATTGTTATTTCTTTTTCTTTGTTTCTTTTACTGGTTCTTCTTCTTTCTTTGTGAATACTGCAACTGCTTCTGCAATAACTGGTGTTTCTGCTAATTCAAATGCTCCTCGTTTTGTTGCTACTTGTACTGCTTGTACTAGAGTTTGTAATGCTGTATTTTGTTCCATATTATTTTAAATTAGTTGTTAACTCCTTACATTATACCATATTAGAGGTATTTAACCTAGCTTGTATGTAATGTTATTCATCTTTCTCTTGTATATCTGATAAATCAATATCTGCTCCAACTTCTGACATCATTATATTAAATGCAATATTGTGTGCAAACATTTCTATATCATCATCACTGTATGGTACATGTTCTAGTTGTTGCATATCGAACTGAATAGAATCGAAAGCAACTTTAATTAACTTACTGAAACGTACTTTGTTTATTTCGTCTAATTCTTCTCCGTTGAATTTTGGGAATTTATATTTTTTCATATATCTTATAGCTTACCTAATAATGCTTGTAGTGTTTCAACTATTTCATCATTTTAGCTGATAATCCACGTCCAAGTTTTTCGTCTTTAACTCCTTCTTGATAACCTTCTTTGCGGGCTAGTGCTGTTTCTATTTCTATGATTTGAGCTACTTCATCTGCTGACTGAAGTGCCCAACCTTCATTTACTAACCTCTCTCTCACTGTATTCTCTTGTTGGTTGTCTTTATTCATATCCACCTTGAGTTATATTATTAACGTACTCTTTATGATTTCTTTTTTCACATACTTTGCAAAATTTAAGGTCACATTCACATTCATTACTTGGTTT